TGAAGCTTGCTAAGGCCAACGGTCACGTTGTAGATGCAGACGGAGACGCAGTCTCACGTGCTGTATTCAATAATGCACTTAAGGCTATGCCACGTAAGTATAAGCAGCGCAGACCAGATCTTCGCTTCTTATCAGGATCAAATCTAATTCAGGATTATTTGTATTCAACATCACAAAATATCCAGAATGTTAACCCACAAGATATTGCTGCAAGCATTATCCGTGGAGATACTGCAGGATTAGGTGGTCCAGCTGGATTCACAGCGCCATTTGCATTTGGTATTCCAATTGTTGAAGTTCCTTTATTGAAGGAAACTCAGGGTGCTGACAATGATCTTGGCGATATCCACTTGACATTCCCAAATAACGTCGTTATTGGTATCAAGCGTGATGTAACAGTTTATCGCTTCTTCTGGCCAAAAAAGGACTCCATCGAATATACAATGTATACTCGTGTTGGATGCCAAATTGAGCAGGCAGATGCGTGGGTCGTTGTTAAGAACGTTAAAGTTGCTTCCTAATTAATAAATAGGATTAAAACTGCTGAAAAGCCCTCAAATTAATTTTTGGGGGCTTTTCCTTTTAACCCACTAATGCTATAATTTATTTACATACCAAAGGAGTAAATATGTCATTTGACACACTTAAGGTAAAAGATTTAAAGCAAATTGCTGAAGACTTTGCCGTAGATACAGATGGACTAAAAAACAAAGCAGACATTGTTGCCGCATTGGCAGAAGAAGGCGTAACTTGGTCAGTCTATCAAAATACACTTAAAAATATAGAAGATTCAAAAGAAGAGGCACCAGAAGTTTTACCTAAATTTGATCCTAATCAAGAATTAAATGAGGACATGGTTTTGGTTAGAATGACTAGAGCAAATTATAGATATGATATTGCAGGACATACGTTTACAAAAGAACATCCTTTTGTGGCTATGAAGCCTGAAAAAGCGCAACAAATTTTTGATAAGGAGGAAGGGTTTAGATTAGCAACTCCAAAAGAGGTACAGGAGTATTACAACTAAACCTGCTAAATGGCAGAAATATATAAAAATTCAGATACAGCAGTAACAACAAAACTTTTTAATAAAGGTGTTCCTGTTGTGCCAGATTCAGATGTTAGTGTCAAAGTTTATGACATAACAAACGATCCAATGGTTAATCCTCCAATAAATCCAAATACAGTTATAGCTGTATACACTGCAGAAGCTGAAGAAACAGATGTTGGAGTATATAAGGTTTATCTGCCACTCACCTTTGTTAATAGAGAAAAAAAGTTAAAGTTAGAATGGAATTTTAACTATGAATCAGAAGCACACTATCATACTACATATTTAGATGTAGTGACTCCATATGTATCAATACAAGAGGCCATAGAAGATTTAGATTTGGGGTCAGATTCAAATGACCCAAATCATAAAACATATCATGAAATTCGTATGGCAGAAAAATATGCAAGAAAAATGATTGAATATTATACTGGCCAAAAATTCTTTTTATTTGATGACAAATTTACTGTAACTGGAAACGATTCTGACACGCTCCCATTGCCTAGAAAATTACATACTTTGCACACATTGCATCAAAATGATCAATTGTGGATTGATAATTTAAACAACATAAACTATTTAGGCTATGTTATAGAGCCAACAACTAGCGGATTTGGAATACAAATAAACCAATCTTCTATATTAGACGGTGATGTGTATATTGCAAACGGAATGGTTCCGCCATCTATACATGACGTATCTCCAAATATATTTAAACGTGGAAAACAGTATGATGTTTATGCAAGATTTGGTTGGGATAGTGTTCCAGAAGAGGTAGAGCAAGCTGCTATTGAAATTATGAGAATGTATTTTTCACAAGATCGTTTATGGAAAGATAGGTATGTAAATAAGATATCGACAACAGATTGGAATTTCCAATATGGTTCAGATGCTTTTAGCGGAACTGGATCAGCCTACGCAGATAAATTACTGCTAGATTATGTTGTCACTCAAATGGTTGTGGTATAGTGTTTAACATAGTAGACGGCTTAATGTCTATGAAATTGGATGTATATAGACAAGAAGAAGAGCAAGATCCTAATACTGGATTAATGAAAAGAAGTTTTATGTATTATAAAACTTTAGATTGTTATGCTCGTGGAATAATAAGCCAGAGCATGTCTAGAAATTTAGATAAACAATCTTTTGGAAATCAATATTCTAATGAACAATTTATAGAAGTTAGAACATCTGAAAGATTAACAGTTAGAGAAAAAATTAAGAATATTCGTGATGCTAAAGGCAACCCAATATGGTATGAGCTAAACTATCCAAATGATACGTCAACAGTTTTTGAAGTTATAGGCACAACACCTATCACAGATCCTTTTGGAAATGTAGTAGGATATAACACATCATTAAGAAGATCGGAGAATCAGCAAATTGGCTTCTGAGGCATTAGCTTTACAGGCTGCTAGCGGATTAGTAAATCTAATGGCTGGCAAGCCAGTCGATGGCGCAATTAAAGACAGCACTGTTGCCCAAATATCTGCTGCTATTTTTTATAAGACAAATGTTCTTGCAAAATTAACTTCTAATGTGGCATTTCAAAAAGCTTTTAGTAAAACAATATTTAATCAGATTCAACAAGATTTTGGAGATTATATTGATGCAAAAGCACGTACATCTCCAAGATCACTGCATCATGTGTATGAATGGAAAAAAGCTGGAGATAAATCTGCTAGGCTTTTTAAATTAAAAAAAATAGATGAGTCTGGGCTATCGTTTAGAATTAATTATGAACTATTAGATTCAATTTCATTTGTGCCTTCTGAAACATCAAACAACAGGCACGTATTTGTAAAGAAAGCTTCTGTTATGGAGGCTGGTAAAACTGTTGTCATTACCCCAAGACACGCAGAAAGATTAGTTTTTAATATTGATGGTAATGTTATATTTATGCCTAAAGGAGAATCTGTTACAGTAACAAAACCAGGCGGGGTGGCTACAAAGAATTCGTTTCTTGCCTCATATAAATATTTTTTCACAGGACAGCTAGTAAATATGTCAATTAAAAAATCTGGATTCCAAAGACTATTTAATTCTGCTATGACAAAAGCATTATCAACTCCAGTTCAAATTAAAACTGTTAAATATAAATTTTCACCAAATAGTGTTGCAAGCGAAGCAAGTGCAGCATTGGTAGCAGCATTTTCGGGGGTAGCAAATGCCTAATTATAAATTAGACGCCATGTTTGAGTTAAGAAAATATTTATGGACTAAGATGAAGGCAGCTTCAATATTTGATGAGCATACATATTATGCAGATAATCTAAAAGAAACCCTGGTGCCAATTATTCCAGTTCAACAGGTTCCAGAAATGAATCAATTTTTGAGCGGAAAGAAACATATAGTATACGACAAGATAGGGATGTCCTATAAAGACAATTGGCTTATATGCTGCGAACAGATACTTTTTACAATATATTCTCCAGACATGTTAGACATAGTAGAGATTAGAAACTTTATGACAGATGAATTTAGAAGGATGGACGAATCTGCTAGAGATGTAAATAGATGGGATGGTCTATCAGACAAATTCAAATTTCATAGCATATTTATAGCTGACATATCCCCCACAAAGCCATCTGAAGAAATACAGGGGTTTTTGGCCACAGATGTAATATTAGAAATTCAATACTCAAGAATTACAGACAGTAACGGCAGATTTGCTTAATTTGCTTTAGGCGGTAGTATACCGTAAAATTGGTCATAGAGGAAAGGGCCTAGCCAGCCAAATATATATATATTTATTTCATGAAATAGGAGGAAAAACTCATGGCATATCAGCAAACAGGTGATGCCCGCAATATTCTAGTCGGAGCATCCCCATTGTTTCTTTCGGTAGAAGATTCTACTGAAACAGGTTATGACAACAGCATGGAAGCAGGTTCTTCAAATGCATTCGTAGCGAATAAAAATCGTTATGTTCCAGCATTCGAAACAGGCGTCAGCTACGTCACAACATTAAATAAAGTTTTGCCAACAGCAGCAGCTACACAAACTGCAAGCCCAAGCGAATCAACACCAGAAGTTGGTGGAGCATATCGTAACGTTGGTTATACAAATAACGGTCTTCAGATCACTTATAACCCAACATACGATTCTGTAACTGTAGATCAGCTACTTGACACAGCTAAGCTGTTCAAGTCTGCGATGGAGGTTATGATTGCAACAGAAATGTCCGAAGGTACTCTAGAAAATGTTCTAGTTGTTTTTGGTCAAGGAAAGAGCACATTAACCTCAACAGGATCTGGAACTTCCGCAACGGATACCCTTGGTCTTGAAGCAGGTGCGCTTGGAGCAGCTCCAACAGAGCGTCAATTGATTGCAATTGGACAGGCTCCAACATCAGAAGCATCAAAGACAGAGCGTGTATATTATGGACGTCGTGTTTTGTCAGTACAACAGTCACAGTTCTCTTTGGCTCGTACAACAGCAACCACGTTCCCAGTAACATTCCGTCTTTTGCCATCTGGTGACGCAGCTCACGCAGGAAAAGAATACGGTTTAATTATTGACCGTGTAATTACTGTATAATAATTAATTTTAATTATTAGTAAATAGCCCCCAGAAATGGGGGCTTATTTATTGTATCTATAACACCCTTATGCTATAATAATTTAGAATCCTAAAGGAGGATAAATTGGCTACAACAGTATATGACGTAGAAGAAATTCAACTACAGAATGGCGCAAAAGTCACTCTAAAGCCGCTTACAATTAAAGAGCTTCGTAAGTTTATGGCAGCAATTCAAAAGACAGCAGAAGTAAAAAATGAAGATGAGACTTTAACAATTCTTATCGATGCTTGTGCTGTAGCACTAGAAAAACAATTACCAGAGTTAGTTGCAGATCGTGACTCACTAGAAGACGCATTGGACGTTCCAACAATCAACCGCATCCTTGAAGTTTGTGGAGGTATTAAGATGGACGACCCAAACCTGATGGCGGCAGCGGTTCTGGCTGGTCAGAACTAGATATTGCCGCACTATTAGGAGAACTATTTCTTCTTGGTAACTGGAAAAGTTACGACGAAATAGAGAGCAGCCTTTCAATGCCAGAATTGCTTTTAACATTAAAAGCAAAACAAAAGGTTGATCAAGAAAATAGAATATTCTTGGCATCAC